AATTAAAATCACATAATTATCTTTAATCAAATCAATTAAATCCATTTCATACTTTTGTGATTTGATTTTCTTCTCAAGAGGATAATTCCAAATCTCTTTAGAATTAGCTATTAATGTATAATTCAAATCCAAAAGAATAATTTTATCTTTAGCTATTTCTAATTTATCTTCACTAACAATTTCTTCCTCATCATTATCAATAGATAATTTAATTCCACATTTATCGCAGAACTCATTACTAGTTTTATTTAGAGCACCACATACTTGACAGTAACTGATATCTAAAACTAGTGGTGCATGATCATATTCTATTTGGTCAGGTAAGATGTAACAATCATTGAGATTTTTTCCTAATGTTTTTGAAACTAAGAAGTAATCTAATCTTATACCTTTATTCTCAGCTTTCAGGTCTTTACTTTTCCACCAAGTATAATTGTCTCCTTCTTCATGAAATTGGCGGAAAGCATCAATGTATTCAGTTAAAATTTCTTTAAACCATTCTTGTTCTTCTGGCATAAATCCAGATTTGTTTTTCATAAGCTCAGGTCTTTTAGCATCAATTTCAGCAGCCATTCTATTAAAGTCCCCACATATAATAACAGGTTTTTTAGACTTCTTGAAATAATTTGTAAACTCCTCATAGAACCTATATTTCCTATTCAATTTATCTTTTGAACCTGCACCTGAAGGTGAATAAATATTATACAAATTAAAGCTTTCAAATTCAAATTTAATGACTCTACCTTCTGCATCAAACTCTTCGTCATCAAATCCTTTAACAACTGATAATGGTTTTACTTTTGTATAAATAGCTGTTCCATAAAAATTTGAACTTTTAGATGCCGGATAGCTATAAACTTCATATCCTTCAAGATTTGGAACTTCGTTAGTTTTAATTTCTTGAATGCATAAAATATCTGGGTTTTCTTTTTCAATAAGCTCTTGTAAATTTCCATTTTTGTATGTTGATTTAATTCCATTAACATTCCAAGAAATAATTTTCATATTTATCACTAAGAATATATTTGACACAACATTATAATATTGATTTCTATTTTTAAAGATTAGAAAATTCATAACCTGATAACATTCTGTATCTCCATAAAAGCATAACCTAAACTGTCCAATTCATCAGGAGACGGATATTCTTTCATGACCTCTTTATCAGGGTGAACATAGACATATTGATTAAACAAACTTCTTAATTTTTCAGCATTTATTCTATCGTCAAAAAATAACCTGTTTTGCCTAATCATATTTGCTGTTGGCCTTGCACGATTATATTTAGAATGGCTGGTTTGAGTTTTCTTGACAGTAATCCCATATTTTTTAACTAAATCTCTCAAAATGTGTTGCCAATGCTTTAGAGCGTATGTTGAATCACTTCCAGGTTCCTGTTCAAAATTAATGACATAAGGTTTCCAATGAGCATTTCTAATAATGAAATTTCTAAGTAATTCTTCAGGATATGCTGAAGGTGTTGAGTCTAAATCAACAAGAACAATATTTCCATTATTAAAATATACAAGACAGCTCATTGCAAATTTATCGTGTCCTGTACTTGCAGGGTCAATTCCAATTGTACAAAAACCAGGCTGCCACGCGCTGTAAGTATTTTGATATGAAATTAAAGAACTATTCAACTTATCACGTGAAACAAGTAAACCTTCATTCAGGACCGCATTCCAATCACCATATTTTAGCTGAAGTCTTGTAAGTTCATCTAACTTATCTAACTGTTTTGAATATTCATCTTGATTTAGATATTTGTTATCGGTATAAGCTGAAGGAATAAAAGGCAATTTAGATTCATCATCTACAAATCTTTTTTTAACCCAATCATGACCGATACCTCCAGGATTTGAAGCTCCGCGCATTCTGATTGGAATATCTGAGTCTTCAAGTTTACGTAAACGTGAATGAAGATAATTGTATTGGTTTTCTGGAAACTGTGTGAGCTCATCAAAGCCGACAAACTGAAGCTCAGCACCTTGATAGGAGTTTAAGTGCTTGTTATGTGATAAATAACGAAATGTTAATGTTGCACCACTGTTGAAGATAAATCTTTTCTTTTGGTCTTTCCAAACAAGTAATCCTTCATCTTCTTTTGGAAGCAGCCATTGTTTTGCCCGATCCATTATTGCATTTGGCATGTCCAAATCTTCAAGAGTTCTACGTATAATAAGTGCATTATACTTTAATTTGTTTTGACCTTCTGGAATATGCTTTTCTTCTACGTACTGTAATGCGGCCATAAGGGTTGCAGAACTTTTCCCGCCTCCAGCGGCGCCACCAAACGCAATCTCCTGACTTGGATAGATGAGAAATTTAATTTGATTGAAAAAAGGCTTTTGTGGTATGAATATATTGTCAAAAATCGTAGCTTTGAAGTGATTTCTTTGCTGGAGCCACAATTTGTGCCAATCCGTTATTTTATCAACGTTCATATCACAATCACTTCTAATCTATTTCAAAATTCTACCCACGGAAAACCTTTAGCGAGTACTTTTTCTTTTAATTTTTTTAAATCAACCGAACCAATTTGCTTTCTTTTATTGTTTTCATCTCTATAATAGTATTTATAAAAGAAACCTTGTTTACAGGTTTTACATTTAGTTTTTGTAACTCTATAAATTCCCAAACTATTATTTGCTTTACTAATTCTCTCTTTACTTTCCTGAGTATGATGAATAAATCTTTTTTCTACTTTCTCATTACTTTCCTTTAAAGTAATTTCAGCTTTATCTTCTTCAACTACTGCCCATTTCAAACCCTTTTTAATCACATTTTCTTTCAATCTAAGAATATCGACACTGGAAATTTCTTTTCTTTTATCGCCTTCGTAATATCTATAAACATATCTAAATCCTTTTAGACAAGTTTTATCTTTATGTTTATTAACACGAAAAAAACCAGTAGAACTTCCATTAGCACTTATTTTTAACTTTTGTTCATCAGAAACTGTTCTTTTAGTTTCTAACTTATTTTTATCAATAAATAATGAACCTAAAGCATTCCAAGCATCATTAATAACCCAATCTAAACCTCTGCTAATGACTTCGTTTTTTAATTCTACCAGATCCGTTCTTGATATTTCAACTCTCTTTCCATTATCCTGATAACCATAAACCCACCTAAAACCATTAAAACAAGTCTCATCTTTGGCCATTACGACCCGATAAAATCCTGTTGAAGTTTTAACCTTCTTTCTTGTTTCACATAAACTTTTGCTCAACTTTTTCTTACTTGATTGAGATAGTTTTGGATATTGTCCGCCAGATTCTAAATTGTAACCTTTTTCATCATTATTGAATGTGCCATATTTTTCAATATAATGTATTTCTAATTCATTCAAGTCTTCAGGTCCACACAATTCAAGAATTTCAAATTCAAAATTATCTTCGCCATATTTGTTCCAGGCATTTTGCAGATAATCATTTTTGTGTTTGTTAGAATTTAGTTCTCTTCTGTGCATTCTCCATCTATTGAGAATGTCTTTAGACCGTCCAATATACCGTTTACCATTAATTTTATTCCTTATACAATAAATTCCAATTATTTTAGCTGTCATGAGTAAATTTAGGGACTTCTTATCACTTATGTTTGTTCATTTCAGCATCTAATTGTTTGAAATACTCATCAGCTTCTAATTCTTCTTCAGCTAAAGATTTAACACTAAATTTATTATCAATCTTCATCTCACCACTGTTGTCATTGTGATTATGGTTTTCACGTTTTAGGACTCCTCCATATAATAGCTTATAAACACTGTCTAAACTTTTATCATATGCACGCTGATTTTCAGCCTCAGAATCAACTTTTTTGTCAAGTGAAATTCCTTTTATAACACTTCCATCAGCTTGTTTTTGATCACGTTCTGGAGCTTCATGAAGTTTTTGTAAAGTGTCATTATGGTAGTTACATCTCTGCTTTGCAAATTTAAGCTGTTCTGATTCCCATTCAATAACCTCTTTTTCTTTTCTTTTAATATGCAATTCTTTAAAATGATTATCATAAGCATCAAAGCGCATTTGGTATTTGTATTTGGAGGAGTTGGTTGTAACTGAACTGTA